ACCACAACCTACCTTGGCCGCGTCACCTATGCAGGCGTCTGGGATGGTACGTTTGGTGCCGCTACATGGTGCGCTGATCCAGCTTGGTGCCTGTGGGATCTGCTGACCAATACGCGCTACGGGGCAGCTATCCCAGCCAGCAGTCTTGATCGTTACGACTTCTATACGATCAGTCAATACTGCAATACTTTGGTCAGCGATGGCAAGGGCGCTCAAGAGCCACGGTTCCTTTGCAACCTGCTGCTCAACAGCCGTGATGAAGTTTACAACGTCATCCAGGAGTTCACGGCATTATTCCGTGGCATTGTTTACTACGGTGCCGGCACGTTGGTGGTCAGCCAAGATAAACCATCTGATCCGCAGTACGTCATCACGGCAGCCAACGTGATTGATGGCATCTTCAACTACTCGGGCACATCACAGAAGGCGCGTGCCAGTACCGCAACCATCGGCTACCAGACCTATGAGGGCCTAGGCGAGGTTGAGTTTGAGTACGTCGAGGATGCTGCGGCAATCGCCAAGTACGGCATCATCAACCGTGATGTCAAACTACTCGGTTGCTACAGCCAAGGGCAAGCGGCTCGCGCTGGTAAGTGGATGCTGCTCAGCGAGCAGAACCTCACGGAGACCGTCACCTTTGCCGTCTCCATCGACAGCGGGATCGTGTTGCGGCCTGGCATGGTCGTCAATGTTGCAGACCCCCTGAAGGCTGGCTCACGGCGCGGTGGCAGGATCAGCAGTGCAACAGCATCAACTGTCACGATCGACAGCACTGAGAACCTAAGCGTCAACGTTGGCAATGGCGCCACGCTTAAAGTGATGATGCCAACCGGATTGGTTGAAACTAGGGCGATCCTCGGCATCTCAGGCGCTTTGATCACGGTCTCACCTCCGTTTAGTGAAGCACCCAACTCTCAATCAATATGGTTGATTGACACAACAGACGTAGAACTGCAAACCTTCCGGGTCATTACGGTTTCAGAATCTGAGCCGGGTGTGTTTGGCGTAACTGCACTGGCGTACAATGAAACTATTTACACGTCTATTGAAAGCGACTTAAAGGTCACACCGCGTGACATCACAAGCCTTAGCACTCATCCAGAACCGGTAAGCAGCATCAATGGCGTTGAGTTTCTATATGAAAGCGGTCAAAGTGTATTGACTGGTTATGACCTAAGCTGGATCAGTCCAGTGCAAAATACTGCTAGCTTCCGCGTTCAGCATCGTCTAGACAATAGTAACTGGATTACAACAGAAACAACATCGCCATCATTGCGGATCGGCGATCTTCAGGCTGGTACGTTACAGGTACAAATCCAAGCATTAAATAGCCTTGGCAATGCAAGCGTCATATCACCTGCTACGTTTAATTTAGTTGGCAAAACTGCCGTTCCAGGTAATGTAGAAAACTTAAGCATTGAACCAATCAGCGCCAACAGCGCACGGTTGCGTTGGGATAACACGCGGGATCTTGATGTTAGGACGGGCGGCCTTATCAAGATCAGGCACAGCTCAAAAACTGATGGCTCGGCAGACTGGAGCGATTCTATCGACTTGATCCCAGCTAAGTCTGGCACGCAAACTGAAGCAATCGTGCCGCTGCTGGAAGGCGAGATCCTAGTCAAGTTCCAGGATGATGGCGGCAGGCAGTCAACTGATGCGACAAGCGTCATCGTTGACCTACCGGAAACGCTAGGCTCATTGCCGATCGTAAGCAGGCGCGAAGATCAAGACGTCCCGCCATTTCAAGGCACCAAAACCAATGTCTTCTATAACGAAGACTTTGACGCTTTAACGCTGCATGGGATGAGCACGCTGGATCTAATCACTGATTTTGATCTGATCCCATCGTTTGATTTTCTTGGTGCTACGTGGCCGCAAGGTGATTATGTCTTTGCAAATACGCTTGATCTTGGCGCGGTATATAGCATTGACCTAAGCCGTTATTTTGTTACCCGTGGCTTCTTCCCCAGCGACTTGGTTGATAGCCGGACTGGCGAAGTTGACTTCTGGTCAGACTGGGATGGTGCCGTTAACGACTCGGTTAATTCTGTTCTGTACTTACGGCGCACGAATGATAACCCATCCGGTACGCCGACATGGAGTGAATACCAACCCTTTGTGACTGGTACGTTCCTGGGTCGAGGGTTCCAGTTCAAGGCTGTCTTGCAATCAGCTGATCCGGCAGAAAACATCTTGATTGATGAACTTGGTTACGATGCCACCTTCCAGCGCCGCACTGAGCAAAGCAATGGCGTCGTCGCCAGTGGCGCAGGCACCAAAACCATAACCTTTGATAAGGCATTCTTTACCGGTACAGCAGCGATCGGCGGGGTCAATGCCTACCTGCCAAGCATCGGCATCACAGCGCAGAACATGGCAACAGGCGACTACTTCACGCTTGGCACCGTGACCGGCACCAACTTCCAGGTCACCTTCCGCAATAGTGCCGGCACGGCCATCGACCGTAACTTCACCTACACCGCAGTCGGTTTTGGCCGTGGGGTGTAGAATGGCAACACAATCACAGGCTTAACTTGTGGCTACTCACGATTATGTGATCTCGAACGGAACCGGCAGTGCAGTACGTTCCGACATAAACGGTGCACTGGCCGCAATCGTCAGCCAGAACAGCAACGCATCAGCACCGGCAACGACCTACGCCTACATGACCTGGGCGGACACCTCCGCTGGCGTGATGAAGATGCGGAACAGCGCGAACAGCGCATGGATTTCGCTGTACGAGTTGGATGGTACGTTCCTAGCGTCTGACATTTCGCTTGCTGCTGGTAGTGCCGCAGCGCCATCGTTGTTCTTCACTGGCGACACCAATACCGGCCTATTTTCACCCGGTGCTGATACGGTTGCACTTGCAACAGCGGGTCAAAATAGACTTCACGTCAGCTCTGGCGGCCTTGTAGGGATTGGCACTACTAGCCCTGCGACTGCACTACAAGTCGTAGGAACAGCAAGATTTGGCAATGGTACGGCTGGCACTGTTTCACTTACTTCTGATTCAAACTTAAGTTATTACGACTCCCTGAATAATGCTGCTACTGGATTCCAACCAGGAGTGTTTCGGGGTACAGAACTACAATTTCACACCAATTCTTCTGGCACGCCAACGGTAAAGGCAACCATCGACAGCTCCGGCAGGCTCTTAGTTGGCACGTCTAGTGCGCTTCCTGTTTACTACGACGGTGCATCTACTTGGCAAGGGCAATTTCAAGTAGCACGCAGTGATCAAAACGCCGTTGCCAATTTTAGTATTTGGAACTCAACGGCCTCCACTTACACCAACTACGGCGGCGTTCAGCTTCACCTATCAGCTTGCAGAAGCGGCACGGTTGGCACTCACACTTCTGGGGCGTTGAGCAGTGGCGACACTATTGGATCTATTACGTTTGACGCTTCTGATGGTACAAACTTTAGAAACTCTGCTCGCATCGAAGCAGTAGTCGATGGCGGCGTTTCAACGGGTGATGTTCCAGGCCGCCTAGTGTTCTCCACTACGGCAGACGGAGCGGCTAGTCCTACGGAGCGGATGAGGATTGGGAACAATGGTAGGTCTGATTTCTTTGCAGATGCAACTGTTGCCACAGTTCTTGCAAGTGCAAAAGCTGCCAGCACATCCGATTACCTTTACGTTGGGCGCTATGGGTCCACTGGCGCAATAGACGCAGGTACTACTTCATTTCTTGTTTATACTAATGGTAATGTCCAAAATACCAACAACAGCTACGGCGCCATCTCCGATCTCAAGCTAAAAGAGAACATTGTTGATGCCAACTCTCAATGGGATGACCTGAAGGCGCTCCAGGTTCGTAAGTACAACTTCAAGGAAGGCCAAACCCACACCCAAATCGGACTGATCGCCCAAGAAGTTGAACTCGTCTCCCCTGGCCTCGTCAGCGAATCCCCCGACCGCGACGAAGAAGGCAACGACCTTGGCACCGTCACCAAGAGCGTCAACTATTCGGTGCTTTACATGAAGGCCGTCAAGGCGTTGCAGGAAGCGATGGAACGCATCGAAGCCCTGGAGGCTGATGTAGCTGCCCTCAAGGGCGCGTAGTCAACGCCACTACCCACCACCACACCACCATGACCATCTACACCTGGGCCATTGCCTCCTGCGAGCGCACCACGAAAGACGGCATCGTCTACACCGTCCACTGGACCGTTGCCGCCGAAGATAGCACCTACGCCAGCTCTGCCTATGGCTCCATCGGCCTAGAGCAGCCTGAGGATGACGTGATCCCCTACGCCGACCTGACACCTGAGCTGGTGATCGGCTGGGTGCAGGACAAGCTGGACGTGCCCGCAATCGAAGCTGCACTCCAATCCCAACTTGATGAGCAGGCGGCTCCTACTAAGGCGGCTGGTGTCCCCTGGGCGTAGGGTCTGGCGGCTTTGGTGCCTAGCCATTGGTGAGAAGGCTGGGCGCCATGACCGCGAAGCAGACGCTATAGCGGGAATCAGAACGCTGATCCTGCTAAGTTATATCAGCACCAATGCCTGCATTGTTGCTGGCGTGTTAAGGCATTGGAACAATTAAACTAATGGCATGGAAGCATCCAGCGAGCTTTACTCCTGTCGTCGTTTTCGGAGGTGCCGAGAGAAGTTGCCGCTCGCTGATTTGCTGCGCGATGAAAGCGGGCAATTGTTTTGCAAGCCGGGCATGTGCCCCAATGGCAAGAATCAAAATACAACCGATCTAATCAATCTTCAAGTTGAAATCCGTAAATTACGCGGTGAAATAAAAACGCAATCAACAGAAAGAGAACGATTACTAACGCATGTCGAGAGCCTGCAAGAACGGCTTGCAGTTGCGCTTGACATCAAGGCCATTGAAACGCCCACTGCTATTGAGCGATCCAGCAACATTGATCGCAATGAAGCCGTGCCGGTATTGCTTTGCACTGATTGGCATTGCGGCGCCGTAGTAAAACCTGAAACGGTGAATGATCTTAATTCTTATGACGTGGATACATTCCATAACCGCACGGTAGCACTGTTTAAAAATGCACTTAAGGTAATCACCATGCTGCGATCAACCAGCAGCATTGAAAAGATGGTGGTGTTTCTGGGCGGTGATCTAATTGATAATTGGCTGCATCCAGAACAGATCCAGTTGCAGGAGTTATCGCCTACGCAGCAGATCATTGAATGCGAGAAGGCGATTGTTCGCGGCATTGATTACCTGCTAGCTAATGGCGGCTTCAGTAAGATTTTGGTTCCATGCTGCTACGGCAACCATGGCAGGACAACCATAAAGATGCAGGCTGATAATGCACATGCAACCAGCTACGAATGGTTGATGTATCAAAGTCTGCGGCGTCATTACAGTGGCAACTCGCAAGTAGAGTTCATCATCTCAAATGGCAATACGCTATATCTTGATGTACTAGGCAAAAAGCTAAGGTTTATGCACGGCGATGCAATCAAATATGCTGGCGGTGTTGGCGGTATCACAGTACCGCTCACCAAATACATCTACCGTCAGGATGTAGGCATCAGGGCAGACCACACCTTCCTAGGTCACTTCCATACTCTTACCCATGGCTCTAGCTGGACGGTAAACGGCAGCTTGATTGGTCCTACTGCCTATGGCCTGAAGCTGGGCTTTCCGCCAGAACGCCCGCAGCAGGGCCTAGAGGTAATCGACAGCAAGCGCGGCTTTACGATCAGCGCACCGATCCTAACCGATTAGCTACACTGGACACAAGACGCAATGCACCGCCAGGACCGTGGTCGAGAATCTGATCGTTGGTCTTGCCTGCCTGGTCTTAGGTGGTGTTGGTGGTAGTGCCTCCCGCTGGGTTGCATCACGCAGCCAAGAGGACGAGAAGGCCAATATCGCCATCGTTAAGCTCAGTGCTGGTGTTGAGCATATTGCCGCTGAACTTACGGCCATCCGTGAAGACATGCGCACCGACCGCCGCGAACTGTTTGGCCGCCTTGGTACAGCAGAGCAGCGCATTGCTAAACTAGAGGCACACCGTCAGATCTGAGATGGACGCCCAAACTGCTGCTGCAATTGCAATTGGAGTCGCCGCATCAAGTGAGCTGATTGCCCTAAGTCCCATGCGGGCCAATAGTAACATCCAACTGGTCCTGCAAGTGCTGTCACTTGTATTCCCGAAGCGTCGCAAGTGACGAATACAAGCCCGATCACCCTTGATCAGCTTTTTCGCAATAACAAAAACCTGCCGCATCAGCTTGCGGCCATCACTGAACTGGAGCAGGACATCCGGCTGAATGGCTATGACGTTGCGATGCGTCGCAGCCGTCCATGGTTCAGCGTCTGGAGTCAAGCCGGCAAGCAACTGAATCCACTGGCGACGCCATACCAGTCGCAGCGGGATAATTACCGCGATGCCAACCGCACATGCTTTAGCTCCAGTTGTGCCATGCTGCTGATGACGCTCAAACCAGGCACCATCCATTCGGATGATGACTACATCAAAACGGTCTTCAGCATTGGTGATACCACCGATGCATCAGTACAACTCAAGGCACTGGCAAAATACGGCATCAAGGCCCGCTTCGAGACTGGCGGCAACCGTGATCTCATCAAGCGGCAAATTGATGCCGGCAAGCCTGTCCCCGCTGGTTTCCTGCATCATGGACCGGTTACGGCGCCCAGCGGCGGCGGCCACTGGCTGTGCATCATCGGTTATGACGCCAAAGGCTACTGGGTCAATGATCCATGGGGTGAAATGAATTTAAGCGCCGGAACCTATGGCAGTACCGTAGGATCCAAACTCCACTACAGTTATGCCAACTGGGAACCTCGTTGGATGGTTGATGGTCCGTCAACAGGTTGGTGTATTATCGCATGAGGCAATACGTCCTTGAAATTGATTACACAATAGTCATTGAAAGCACGGATGATGATCCTGGAGAGGTTAGCGATAATTTTATAGCACGCTTAACAGAATTAGCAGCATCAAACGATCACATTCTGGGTCTTTCAGTTCAAGTCCTACCAATCCCGGAATTGCGTGGATCATCAAATCGACGAAACGCAACTGATCCCGAAGCGGAGTGCGAAGAACCAGTTTAGGCAAGAAATCTTTGAGGCATGGTGCTTCATCTGCGCCTATTGCGGTAACTCCGCTGATACGTTAGATCACGTCAAGCCACGCCATAAAGGTGGCACAACGACTACATTTAACCTGATACCAGCCTGCAAACGTTGCAATCGCGGTAAAGGCAGCACTAATTGGTTGGAATGGTATTCGCTACAGCAATTTCATACAATCGAACGGCAGCAATTAATTGACAATTGGATCAAGCATTAGTCGCAACCTGCTAAGCCCGCTTGCGTGCATTGATTGCAACTTTGCAATACTATAGCCAGTATTTTCTTGCAATTCAAGCCATGACGTAGGTTTATCATGTAGTCTACACTCAATGATGTAGCGCGTTGTTTGGTCGATGTATTGACCATAAATCTCAAACATTTTATCAATTGCATCGTTATTTTCTATTGCATCTAACGCACCGGACTGGGTTTCATCAGCAATAAAATCAATAATAGCTGATCGATCCAGTTCAGCGCCAGTTGCATCAAGGCTAGATGTTGATTGGTTGCGCTGGATTGCTGTTACCATTTCATCTATTGTTATTCCTAATTCATCTGCAATTTCCCGCTGGCTTGGTAATCGCCCAAGCTGCTGCATTAGCATAGTTTGAACCTTGACGATTTTAATTATCTTTTCATGCAACGATGATGGTATGCGGATCATGTTATCGTTATTGGCAATAGCGCGATGTATTGCCTGCTTAATCCACCAATAAGCATAGGTTGTAAACCGATACCCCCTGCTGGGATCAAACATATCAACAGCACGCGCTAAACCTATATTGCCTTCCTGTATCAAATCCATCAGCATCATTGCTTTGCGTTGCCGGCCATCATATTTTTTAGCGATATTGACGACCAACTTAAGATTTGATTGGATGAACTTATCCCTAGCGCGTCGCCCCTGCCGTTGCTCACGATCAGTGCAATCAGGTTGCTGCATCTTTACTACCTGCCGCCCAAGCTGGATTTCCTGCTCAGGTGACAGCAGCGGATAACGCGCAATCTCGCGCAGGTATTCCCTCAGCGAAGAATCATTTGGGGACATGACTGGCGGTTGGTGATAGGTGGCCATTGTAATGACCAACAACCGCATAGCTAGTTGCAGGTATGGCACTCATCTTGAAGAATACCATCTGTCCGATCTTAAGGCCAGGCCATATCGGTAATCTTTGCAACTGACGGCTGTTCTTTAGTTCAAGCGTTAAAGTGCTACCATGCCAACCGGGGTCAGCGTAACCAGCGTGCAAGTTTTCGTAGCCTTCGCGTGCGCGGCTTGACTTAAGGAAAAACAAGCCGGCAATATCTTCCGGCATGTTGAATGATTCCATCGTATCAGCAAGGATAAATTGCCCCGGCACCAACTCATAAGGTTGATCCCTGCTGCTTTTACTGATGTCAACTAGGATCATGTCATGGCTGGCCGCTGATTCGATCATGATGGTATTGCCGAGTCTTAAGTCAAGACTGGCGGGATTGATCAGCTCAGGCAGATGGTTTTCAACCATGCCTTGCTCAATCAACTGGGCAATCTGGAAGTCTGAAAGGATCATGGCTTGTCAAAAAGACGGTTTACATACCAGCGGGCTTTGGCAAGTGATTCCCTGCCGCCCTTATGATTCATGCGCCAGAGGTATTTTATTGCATTGCCTTTGCAAAAACCTGCAAATTCCTCTGGCGTGAGCGCGGCTTCAATCGCATCGATGCACTCGATACCGCCTTGGCAGTAGTGCGGTGGTTGGTTGACCAAATCCATGTCAGATAACGGTACGGGTCTGGTAGTTGGGGTCGTCAGGATCAGGACCGAAGCCGCTAGCCTCAGTAGCCGGCGCTGTTGGTACCGGCTGAGCAGGTTTGACCTTGAGCCACTCGCGCAAGGCTTCACCCGTTGGTGTCTTGGCCGGCCATGCAATGAAGCGCAGCAGCTCCTTAGTGTCGGTGAACAGCATGGATACGTGGGGGCGCCAGGCCATGTATGAGGTGCCGTTCCAGCGATCGTGGCGGCGTTCAACGCGGAGGCCGCCGGCGGTGAAGATGTCAGCGATGGCCCCACCTCTCAAGGACGGCGCGGGCAAAACCAACGGGATCGGCACAGCCAAATTGTGGCGAGGTTGAAATCCAATAGTCATACAATTCTTCATCCGTCGGCGGCACCGGCTTGGGCTGGGCTAGGGCGGCGCGGGCGCGGACGATTACGTCAGCCTGTTTGTAGTAGTGACTGCTGGTGCGTTCAGCCCATTCCAGCAGCTCAGCGCACAGCGCTCGCCAGTCGGTGGGGGTGGGGTCAGTCATCGGGCAGTGCCTCCAGGGCGCGGCGGATGGTGTCGAGGTCGCTTGTTGAAACCAAGGGGGAAATTGAGCGAAGGCATTGCCGTTCAAGTGCCTCCAGCGCCTGCTCCTTCAAGCTCGGCGGCTGGGGACGGCGGGCATAACGCATAGCAACAACGCCTTGAGGGCTAATACCGTGCGTCATCCAATACTTTTCGCACGCCTCCAGCTCCTGGTCGGCACCCCATTGGGCGGCGCGGGTGGCGATGAACTCTGAATACCCGTAAGGCTTAAAGTGAGTACCTATCACTTCTTGATTCCACTGCTGCACCAGCTCCGGCGGTGGTGTGATCGGGTGTTCCATCAGTATTCAATCCCCACTCGAGCAATACCATCAAGCGGCACGCCAAGCCGATAAGCGGCACCTGCTGACAGGTCGATACTGTTGCAGTCACAGCGGTCCTTAATCGGCACTACCAGCGATCGACCGCGATGGGTGACACGGACCAGGGTTCCGCATGGCAAGAAAGGATGAGCTGCGCTGATCCCCCAGTGCTGGTAGGCGCGGCCCGTGCAGTAGTCGGGGCGGCCTGAATACCAGGGGTCGTACACCGTGGCCGTGACGGTCCTAGCCTGGGCCGGTGCGGTGAGTATGGCCAGCAGTAATAGAAGTCGCTTCATTCGGGAGTTGAGTAAGGAACAAGTTTGAACATGCGGGTTTCTGTGACGCCAGGCAGATGCAGCAGGCGGGTGACGGTCACCTTGGGGAAGTCGTCTGGAGTGGCAACCAGATCAATTCGGGTGACCATCGATTCCGGGTCAATACCAAGGAAATTCAGCAGTGCCAAGTTGGTTTCGTGCATGGTCATGCCCACTTCCCCAGTAAGTAACGGCGGCAGGTGGCAATCGCCTGATGCGCCTGCTTAGGGGTCATGATTGAATGGATGTTATCCATGGCCTCGCATACGTCAGCATGTAGCTGCTCGTAATCGGCATCGCGGAAATTAGGGCCGATGTCAGAGCAAAACTCTTGCCATAGACCGGTGTAAGTGCCGCATGTACGGCCGCTTTTGGCGTACAGCGCATCCATCATGATGGTGCGTTGTAGATCAAGCTGATGCGGTTTCATTTGATGGTGTAAGTACGGGTGAGCTTTGACCATTGAAGCGTGTGGCCTTCGATTGGTGTTTCTGCTGTTTGCAGTGTGTACCATCGATGGCCGCAATCCAAACAATGACGGCGACGAATAAAATCACCGTCAATTGTTGGCTTGCGCAAGATTACTTCGTTGTATCTTGTTTTACACTTTGGGCATTCTGGGCATCGTGCAAGCATAAGACGTATTTAGCAAATGCCGTATGCGTCATAATTGCATGGGCGCCAGGGTTGAATGGATAGGATTGCTTCCACCATTCAATAAAGATAGCTTCGTAGTCCATTAGAACGCATCGTGTGCCTCATCCATTTTAGGACGCGGCAGGAACTCAAACCGCGCAACTGACATGGAATGCTTGCTGCGTTTTGTGCCGCTATCTTTGTCCATCCATTCATTACGGCGAATGTTGCCGGTAACAAATAGGCTATCGCCTTTCTTGAGCTTGTCATAGACAATCTCGGCGCTTTTACCCCAGATTTCTACATCAATGGCATTGTTGATGTAGTTACCATCTTTATCCTTGCCTTCGGCAATACCACCGGCAAAGTTGACGACAACATTACCGCTGTCGAATGATTTCAATTGTGGGTCGCTGATGATGCGAACAACACCGGATGCGTAAAGGCTCATGGATCAATCCTCGAAAAGGTCGGTGATAGCAGACTCGCGTTCCACCATTAGGGCTAGCAGTTGATCGTGTTGGTCTTGGGTGATGTCACCCGCAGCCAAACGAGCCTGCATCTTAGCTGGTATCGCAGCCAACTCGTCCAACGTCTGAGCCTTCGCTATGGCGGCCTTGCCGGCGGTAAACGTGGCGCTAGTGCCCTTAGGCGCAGCGGCAGGCAGAGCAGCCTTAGGGGCGGCCACAGGTGTCACTGTGACCTCTTCCGCCTGCTCCATTTCGTCGGTGGTGTAGACGCCTGATAAATTGGCGGGGAATGCCTTACGCAACGCCAGTGCTTCAGAGCATTTGGCAATCATCGCGGCTGGCATCTTGGACCACAGGCCTTGGCCGGCGTTGTAGTCCGCAAAACGCGCCACACCAATAAACGCATGGCTGCTGCCTTTGCGGTAGATGATGGTCTTCGCAGCAGCCGGCGGCTTATCAGCAAGCCATACATCCTGCCA